CTGTGTGGAAATATGCTTTACCAAGATCCAAGACCACGGTGGCAAACTGGGCCAGCTTCGCTATCGCGGGTGCCGCGGAGATCGTGAGCTGATTGAAAGAGCCTTCCATGACTTTGCTGGCTATCACCAGCTCATCGGACATCGCCTCGATACGCCCGGTGTCCACGCCCTTGAGAGCGATGCCCAGGTCCTCGGCTTTCTTCTGTACCGCGTCCAGACCCACTGTACCAAGGGCCAGCATATTAACCAACGCCACGCCTTCGGAGTCGAATAACCGCATGGCAATACGCACGCGGTCGGCCTGGTTGGTCACCAGCAACATACGATCCGCGATAGTCCGCAACTGCCCCTCGGGCCGCATCAGGTTCAGGCGGTCGGCGTTCAGGCCCAGCTCGAATATTGCGTTCTTGGCCTCGCCCGTGCCCTTGGCCGCCTCACTGACCCGTCGCACCATCCGCTGTAGCGCCATGTTCAGCGTGCGGACCTCCACGCCGGTCAACTCGGCCGCCAGTTGCAGGCCGGCCAGTTGGTCGGTGGCGATACCGAGCCGCCGGCTTGTCTTCGCCAGGGCATCCAAGCGATCGGCCGCGCTCTTGATCGATGCACCGATGGCGGCAAGGCCCGCAAATGCGAACATGCTTTTGCCGAATCCCACCAACGCGGCCCGGGTCTTGGTAAGCTGGGCCCCGAACCCCTTGGTCTGGCGGGTCGCCTTGGTCAGACCGGCCGTGAACTGGCCTGAGTTGAGTGAGAGGATCGCGGCTAATTTGCCGATAACTGCCATGGTGTATAGGGTCTCGCTGCCATGAACAAATCAAAGCACTACCGCAAGCTGCATCTCATCGCCGTGGGCTGTTTCATCATGTTCACCGTGCTGGCCTTTTGTGCCGGTGTCATCGGGCCTCGTGCCATGTACTACATGGCCTGCCTCGCCGGCATCTCTCTGGTCATGGCCGTCTCTACTCGCGTATCTGCCTGGTATCATCAGGACTGACTCAGTTTTCTCACCTCTGCGTTGATCCGTTTCCACAGTTCCGTTCGCATGATGTTAAGCGCACGCTGATGGTTGCGATCGAAGGCAGGCCGAAGGAACGGCTTGGCCTTTGATTCCGGCACTGCTCGGCCCCGCAACTCACCATTGATTGTCATTGCCTTTTTGTGCTTCGGCACCACAACGTGCCGGTCAGTACCAAATTCCACAAGATGGGCGTAGTTCGCGGGGATCTGTTTTTTCTGCTTACCTTCCAGCCCTTCGCGGATCTTGCTCTTGAACTCAACACGCGGGCCGATGATTGCCGCGACCACACCGCGCTTGTAGGTCTTGATCCTGACACCCAGGCTGGCCCGCAGCAGACCAGTTACCCGCGGGACCAGTTGGCGAGCTGTCTTGATGACCGGTTTGGCCGCAGCCCGCACGGCCTGACGGATAACCCGCTTGGCAGTACGACTACCCAGCTCACGCAAGGCGCGGTCCAGTTCCCGCCCACCCTCAAGTCTCAGACTGACGTTTGCTGCTGGCATGTCTCGCTGCCTCTGCCGCTGCCATCACAATTGACCGCATCTGGCCGATCGTCTGTTTCTTCTCGCGCCGGTTTAGTCGTGGCATGAAGTCCTGTGGCTTGTAAGCCTTGCCGCCTTTTGGCCTGTTCACGTTGGCGATCGTGCTGGCCACGATGCCTGATCGCAAATCCGCTCGTCTTTCGCCCCACGGTTCGAGCGAGTAATACGCCATCCATTCAGCGAACTCGCGGGCGTCGCAGCGCTGCTGGGCCTCGCAGACGGGGCAACCCCAGAGGGCCGCGAGGTCAAACCAGAATCGCCGCTCTACCCGCTCGGTGAGTTTCCCGCCAGATCCTCAACGTCTTGCTGGGTCAATCCGTTCAGATGCTGGGCAGCCTCGAACACACGGCAAAGCGCGATACTCGATGTCCGACCCAGATCGACCGCCTCGGCATCGGTGAACAATCGTTCACCCACGTCGTCAACAACGGTCATGGCGACGAGCCGGGCGCGGATGTTGGTCAGGTTCGTGCGGCCGTTATTGCCGCTGACGCTCGCCTCGAATGCGTCCCGCTCGGTCCCGCTCATCACGCGGATGCGCACCTCGCCGCCCCACTCAGGGACTGTCACCTGCTCGGCCGGCAGATTCGTCTGTTTTAGGATGTCGTCTTTTGAGAGTGTCATGCGGCTGTTGTTGCTCCAATCTGACCCGTCATTTTCAGTGTCGCTGTGGCTGTCTGCTTTTCCTCAACCGGGGCTGTCCACGAGAACCCGGTCATGTAACCGGCAGCAGTCCAGACGGCCGACGACGTGGTTGCGTCAGGCAACGTGATTGTCACCGTCTCAGCCGTACTCGTAATCGGTGGCAGCTCGTCCGACTCCTCGAAGTTTAATTCGACGGTCAATTCGCCGGGGTCGTAGAGATCGCCGGGCATGAACGTACGGGCCGTGGTTGACCCCATGTACGTCGTATCGATCGCCTCACGGCTTATCCCGTCCCATGTGATATTGGTGATCTCAGCAAAATAGCCGCTGGAATACGTGATCGTCGCGCCTGTGCCTACATCGGTTGCCATCTGTTCAGTTCCTTACGTCACAGTGATCGCGCCCGTCAGCTTGAGCGTGGCCGTCGCCGTTTGCTTCTCTTCAAGCGGGGCGTTCCATGAAAACCCTGTCATAAATCCCGAAGCGGACCAGGCGGCGGTACTCGCGCCACCATCAGGGATGGTGATCTGGCACGATTCGGCCGTCGCAGTGATCGGCGGCAGCTCGTCGGATTCCTCGAAGTTCAATTCAACGGTCAGCTCACCAGGATCGTACAAGTCGGTGGGCATGAATGTGCGGGCAACAGTGGTCCCCATGTGCGTCGTTTCCACCGACTCCCGCGTTGGCCCGTCCCAGGTCACACTTGTGATTTCAGCCAGATAGCTGGTTTCCCATGCAATCACCAGGCCGGTCCCTACATCAGTTGCCATTACGTCGTCTCCTCATGCCAGACGATCAGGTCCATCGGCACCAAGTGTCGGCCGGTATCACTGGCGTCTGTGGGGTCGATATAGATATCCGATTCGTCCTCGATAAAAGTGGCGTTTACAGCCACCTTGCTGCCAGGGGCACCGATGTCACCATTAAGATTGTCGAGCCGCCGGCGTACCGCATTGGCTAGGTCACGCACCTGGCCGTAGCGCGAGGCAACGCAATCGAACTGAATCCGTGGATGGGCCAGACCAATAGGGCCTGATGTGGCCCATACCCGCTCCGTGCTCACGCGATGAAATACGATGTACGGCATGGGCGTGCCCTGCGGCGCGTGGTTGGCGTGGATGCGACTCCCGACCAAGGCGGTCACATCCGCATCGGTCAGCAGCTCGTATCGCAATGCCTCGTCAACTGTTGCCATTACACTGCCTCACGGCACATCAGGGTCATCTCATGACCGCGCTCGTCCGTGTGAATGATGCTCTCGATGTTCAAGTAGCGGCCTTTGAAAAGCAGGCGATGCCCAACCTGGATATCGGTGCTGTCGCGCATGACAACCCGGTGCGTTACACGGCCTTCGGTCTGTTCGGCCTCGACCAGTTCACGACCAGCCAGCGGCTCAATACCAGCCCAGCGATCGGAGTACCGCAGCCAGCTACCGTCCTGCTCGCCATATTCGTCGACGACATCAATCGGCTGTTCGATGCTTACGCGATGCCGTAAACGTCCAGATCTCACCAGTTCCAGTCCTGTACCCGGTACTGCCAGAGGATGGCGGTCAAGCTCTGCTCTAGCTGCTTGCTCACAGAGCCGACCACGACGCTCTCGCGGTGCTCAAACCAGTTACCGACCAGCAGTTTGATCCCATGGCGGATCATCTCGGGCACATGGGTCGCCGCACTGCCATATCCGGCCACGTATGTCACCGTTACCGCCTCGGGCTGCGCCCGCGGAGTTGGCCATGTCTGACCATAGCTCTGCACGAGTTCACCTGGCTCACGATCAGTGATCACGGTGTACGTGCTGGTACTGACCGTCTGGGTCGATCCGCTGGTGTCGATGTAGTTGATCTTGGTCACGCTACCTAATGGCGGTCGCGGCACCTTGATCGGATCGGCGAAGCTGTCCAGTGTGAGTGTCCACGTAGCGTTGACGAGCTGACGGCGACAGAACCGCTCGACGTAGTTGCGGGCAGCCTTTTCGGTATCGTCGAGCCAGCCGTCGTGGTCGTTGTCATCGATGTAGAGATGAGCTTTCAGGTCATCCCTGCTCACCGGCTCGGTCGTCGCGTCGGTTGTGCGTGTCAATCCCATTATGGCACCTGTACACCGAATGCCTTGATATTCAGTTCGATCCTGGCCGTCGTCACGCCTACGCCGATGTGCGTCACATAGTCGTCGGATGCCAGATCGCCGACGGGCGCGATCTTGCCACTCGTACTGCTGAGTACATAAGTCTCGCCAATTGTCACCGTTGCCCCGATAGCTATGGTGCCGTCCGTCTGGATCTCAACGGGCTGGCCATCCGACGCGCCGTTGAGGGTCACGCCCTCAATTTCAGCACTCGCCGCAACATCGTTGTCACCCGCCTTGTGTTCGTTGGCGTCAGCCGTGTCCTTGTAAACGGGCATTCCGGCCGTGAGCGTCGCACCGGCCGTCACGGTCGCAGTATTACCCGTCACCTTCGACACGTTCGCTGCCGTTACGCTCAGGTCCGCCATCGGTCATCACCTTTTTCTTGCGGGGTCGTGGTTGGGTGGCTCTCTCACGCACCGGCTCGGCCGACGCGGTTTCCAGGGCCGGAACACCGATCGCCTTGCGGATCAGCCACTGGGCCGTTTCCTCGATCACGTCAATCGTCATGTCACGCCGATACTGTTTCCAGCTCTGGAGCAGGGTCACTTTCATGGCGGTCCTTTCTAGGTTTGTAGCCTTCGAGGTTGTACGAGCAAGCATGGCCCGAGGTGTCCGTGTTATCGCTGTGCCATTCTTGGATCGCTTCAAACCCCGCCTTTTCCATCTGTTCTCGCAATACCGCCTCGGTAAAGACACTCTTGTGATAGTCGTTGTCATCCGTCTGGCCGCCCATCAGATACCTGGCCCAAAGATTGTCGCCCTCCTGCGCCAGCTTGAGTATCCGGGTCAACTCAGGCACCGCGATGCGAATACGGCCACCGGGGCGCAGTACCCGAATCCAATCGGTTAGCACCTCGGCTATCTCGTTGAATGCAAAATGCTCAAGAATGTGGCTAGCCCGGATTTCAAAGACTGAGTCGTCTTTGTAGTCGAGCGGGTACGCCTCGATGCCGAGCGAGCGATCGATCGCTGTCCAGCCTGGTAGCCGTGTTGCACCGGCACCGATATTCAGTTTGAGCTGGCCCGACGGGTTGGTGTCCTTCACCTGGTGATTCACCGCTTCCGGCAGATGCCGCTCGCGCCACTGATGGGCGTAGAGAATCTGTGGCTCCATCGCCTCGTCGTACTCGGTGACCACCTCTTCGGCATGGCCCACCCGGGTCTTAGGATCGACATACACGGTATTCCCCGCCTCACACCACACCCGCCAAAACCAGATATCGGCGTCGATATTCAGGTCGCCGTCACCGCAGATCTCCGGTAACAGCCTCCACACCGCGGCCACCGCAGGATGGACATCGCCTTTACTCTCGCGCCGTTCGTTCCATCCGCCCTTGAGACTAGGGATGGACCAAAACCAGGGCTTCGGCACTTTCCGCAGGTTTTCCATTCGCAGCAGGGTCATGCCGAAGTTCGCGGTGCTTACCTGCAATGGCTGCGGGTTGGCGATATCAACCTCCGCCCGCGTCTCGCCCTGAATGGATAGCAGTGGTGTCTGTTGATTCCGCCGGCATTGCAGCGATGCCATCGCGTCGATCTCGGGATGGCTGCCGAACGTGTGGAAGAATTCGCTGAGCTGCTGCGGCGTGGTGCACGTGTCGTAGTCGAACGTCAACACCCAATCAACCTCATCCTCGAACAGCTCGATAGCGTTCTGCAGGATCTGGCCCCAGTAGGCGCCAGTTACTGCGTTCAGCGGGATGCCGAAGCTGCTGCACGCTCGTTCGATCAAACCGCGGGCCGTATTAGCCCCGTACCGCGGCAAGCTCATCACGGCAACAATCTTCAGGTCCTGAGCCGTCGATATGTCCTGTTCTGTCATAGCCAAGCATCACCATTGTTGTTCCGTGGTACTGCCAAAAGAGTTCGTGTAGTTCCTCGCTCATCTCGTCCATCCAACTACCGACCAAGCCGCGGCGATAGAAGGCCGGGCGCTGCTTCTGCAGCTGGCAAAACGGTGGCAGCCTGGGATCATCCAGTTCTCGGAGATTGAGACCCAAGGTCAGCATCGTCTCGCGAACCACACCGAATGGGTCACGAATCAAATCTTCGTATCGCACCACTTCGGTCTGAGCCGCACGGGCCAGCCAGGTCGACACGCTGTTCGACCAGTTCCAATTGGCGGTATCGTCGTTCAGGGCTGGTACCGCCCCGGTGATCAAACACCTGATGACATAGTCCAATTCAGTGACGCCATTCTCATAAGACCACCCGCAGATCATCTCGTAATGAGCGTGCGAGATGATCGTGTCCCGGCCATCGCGGACCACAAAGATCGCCGGGGCGATCGTGTCTGCATGCTGAATGCTGTGCGTCTTGACAACACTGACCGGCGCGATTACCAGCCGGGGCCAGTAGTTGGGCGAGCCCAGCACCGGGCAGAATTCATCGCTTCTCTCAGGATAGATCGACAACGTTGCCAGCCCGTACAGCGCCTCAATGGCATGCCTGACCAGCGTGTTGCCGCTGCGTGGATAGCTGGCGAGCCATATGTGCGGAACCCTCACAATAGATCCTCCCGCACATAAATGCCGTTAACCCTGGTGGCAGCCACGCAGCGGTAGCCCAGCTGCCCGGCCAATTCGCGTATGACAGTAAACCCCGCCTGGCCCGGATCGCCCAGGTTAGGGATCGGGGCATCATTTTGGCAATGTTCGACCACCATCACCCGCGGGTGATAGGGTGCCAGGTTCTTCCATATCCAATAATCCTGGCCGTCGATATCGAGCACGCCCAGGTCCATATTCAGGGGCACTGCGTATCTGTCGAGGATTTCGGGCAGATCGCCCGGCTGGATGTGCGCCAGTTCGACTCGTTCACGATCATTCGCTACCGCCCGGCACTTTTCGATGTATTCGGCATCGCCGTCGATGAGCACAGCGTCCCAGCCCATGTCACGGAAGATCCAGGTGTTACTCAGGTACTGGCCATCCGCACAGCCCACCTCAAAGCACCACTTGTTGCACGTGCCGATCTTCCCGAATGTGCGGATGAGTAGCGTATCCTCGCCGAACTGGGATCGGATTGGCTTGGGCTTATCCGGCAACCAGCTGACGAAGACCTCGCACTTTTCGTGATGTTGTTTGCCGATTTTCATCATCAAACCTGGCCGGCAGGTTCAGCCACCGACCAGGGGAAGATCAGGTCACTTGGACTGCGGTGTCATTGGTCGACGCGATGTTGCCCGACGTGGACGCCGGCGCAGTATCGTCCCGCAGCAGTACAGCCGTCGCCGAGTAGGTCATGTTCGACCCGGTCGACGTAGATGCAGTGACAGAGAGCCGCAAATAACGCTTCTTGGCCCGCATGTCGACGAAGTACGTCAACCCATGAGCGCTTGCCAGATCAACCGTCTGGTTGGCAGTAATCGTGGCAAACGATGTCACCACCGTGGTATCGCAGTGCAACAGACTGACAGTGTGCGAGCCACTGTCCGTCCCTTCCTCAGCTGCGAAGTTGAGACTTACAATCGCGTAGTCCACGCCACGGCAGTCGATGTTGGCCGTCGAGGTCGCACCATCGGTGATCCCCGAGGGCGCCACGGCCATTTCAATCTTGCTGGCTGTTGGGTGAGCCATAGGTCATATCCTTTCTACCGCGTGGCGGTGTTAGTCGCCCATCAGGCATAGAACCGGGCCAGCAGCACTGGTCGTCCCGTAGCCGTGGAAGTTGATGTCCAGACGTTCGATACCTCGGATGCCGATTTCGTCCGTATCGGCGTATCGTTCTTCGAGCACCTTGATGCTGATCGACTTGCGGTCTCCGAAGGTCAGACCTCGCCGAAAATCGCCGAATGCGAGCATCATGGCGTCGGAGTAGTCGGTGGTTGCGCCAGCCGGCATGGATGCCGACAGCTGGATGGGGTAGCCCATGAAGGCGCTGGTGATACCGTTGACGATGGTGGCGTGACTGGTTCCACCGCCGGCGCCAGCCAGCCGCTCAAACACGTTGCCGCGTGCAACCTGGCTGCATAGCCAGCTGGCACTGGAGAGGGCGTATTCGGGGCATTGACCGACGAGTTTCGCCAGATCGACCAACAGCACTTCGGGAAAAGTGTCGTCGCCAGATGATGCCGTGACCACGCCGGTCAGACTCTCGTTGGCGTCGAATTCACCCTTCAGGCCCATGATGCCACCGTACGTTGATGTGCCGTCGCCAATGAACGCCGCATCATCTTCGGCTTTGGCCATCGCTCGGCCCATCGAACCGGCAACCAGATCGCCCATATCGACGACAGCGTCGTCCATCAGCTCTTCACTGATTCGCGTTAACGCTGCGAGTTTACGGGCGACCAAGTTCACTTGATCGAGGGTTGGATCGGATGCCGTGATTGACGCGGCTTCGCCAACCCAATAGGTGGTAACTTCACTGTCGAGTCGCGGCACTGTCTGTGTGTCGCGGGTCATCGGCCACACACGAGCAATCTTGCGAGCGACGCCGTAGTCCTCGACGTTGATGATGATATCGGCAGCTAGGGGCTCAGGGACTAGGTAGCCACCACCGCCGCCTGTACCCTCTTTCATCACCCTCGTCTCTTCGTCGGTGGCGCGTCGTCGGCATTCCCAGCCGTTCGTCAGACACCAGCTTCGGGCATCCGCATCGCCACGAATAGCGTTGATCCACGTGCCGAAGGCGTGGGCTCGCTCTTCCGGCTGCATTTGCCGGACGCTCCCATCGGCCAATCGCACAGGAACCGTATTCCTGAAGCTGATCACGTTGGCGGCCCGAGATGTCACTCTCGGCACGGCCGCCTGGTTCGCCGGGGGTTCAGCCGCTCGGCCTGGGTCGGGCTGCGGGGCCGGCTCGTTCACCGGCTCAGCTGCCGCTGCTTGCGCAGCTTCTAGGGCCTCGCGGCGGGCAATGTCTTGCGCCAGAGTCTCAGCGGCCTCCATGTGAGCATCAAATGTCTTGCGCTGTTCATCGTCTAGCGAATCGTGCTCATCGACGATGGCCTGCGCGGCATCTAAGTGCTCTTGCCGCTTTTGGCGCATTTCCGCCAAAGTCATTGGTTGCATTCCTGTTGTCACCAGCCTGGATATGACAATGGGCGACACATCAGACCGGTGACGGGTGTAATATCACTCGTTCACGCTTGACTGATCCGCCGCCTCATAGGGGGCTTATCAAGCCGATCCAGCCACGCAGGCCATGCTCATAGGCCAGCCGCCGCAGCCAGCTATTCAGTTGTCCTGCCGGATAGTAGCCCGGCCGGGTCATCTAGTCAACATCTCTTATCGGCAGGAGGCCCGCCATGAATCCCAACCAGAACATCTTCTACTCGCTTGCTCAGTTCGCCTACGTGCTCTCTGAGGTAGTTCACCTTTGCCCCGACCCCAGTAGTCTCTGACCATCTACCAGATCCAACCTCGCATCCGGGCAAGCCGGATCTGCGCCGCCATGCGATTCCGACGACGGGTATCAAGATCCTGCTGTTGCTGCGCGGCATGCTCCCGCCATTCGTCTAGGGATCGGATGTGCAGTTGGCCTTCGGTCGCCTTGTAGGCCGGGTAGACCACGGGGCTCACGTCGTACAGATCGACCGATAGCAGTTCGCGGATAGTCCGGTTCTCCTGCTCGACGATCTTGTCACCGTCCGGGCGCACCCGGAAGCCGAACGACGAGCCGTTCACGTCGCCGCGCTCGACACTCACGACCAGGTCACGGGCCAGCTGGGTATCCGGCAGGTCGATGGTGTACCTCAGCCCTGTTTTGTTCTTGCTCAGCGCCAGTGTGTTCGCGCTGGTTCGGCCCAGGGGTGGCTGATCGGTCCGGTGGTTCCACAGGGCGCGGACATCCTGCTCTTCGGCCAGGGCGGCGTCGAACGCGCCGGAGCGGATGATCTCAACGAACTTGTAACCGCCCCAGTCGATCATGGGCTCGCTATACCGATCGAACATGGCGGCATAACCCACTAGCCGCTGGCCACCGTCGTCGCGGGTCTCGATGGTGAATTCACTATCGAATCCGCGGCGTTCCATTGTCAGACTGTCGTTATCAGCCATCAGTCCAGTCCTGTACAAGTGCCATTAGATCTGCCATCGCTACTGTCGCCTCTTGATCTGCTCGACCGTTCGACCAGGCCGCCAAATCTGCACCACTACTCACGTCTACCTGGCTCTGCCCGATGTGCCGTTTGACGATTTTGATCGTCGATTCGGCCAGATCGTGTGCCTGCTGCTCGGTCAGCATATTGCCGGTCAGGGCCACGTAGGCGCTGCCGACGAACGCCTCAACAGACGGGATGATCGCGCCTCGCACCACATCGTGGGTATCTGCACAGAATCCGTTGTACCAGACATCAAACGGGCGTTCTCGCTTCTGGGCTCTGCCAATTATTTCCGCTTCAGACTTCAGGACCTTGCGAAATGCGTCGGCCAGCCAGGGGCGATGCAACTCAGCCAGCCGGCCGATCATGCCGGCACGGTCCTCAACTTGCTCCGGATCGGTCTGGTCCGTGGCTGCCAAGGCCGTCAGCGGCACCATGGCACCTTGCATGTAGAGCACATCGCCGGCCTCTTCCGGGTTCAACTCTTCGTATGCCCTGGCCTCGTTGGGTGTGTAGATGCCGTTGACCACCATCGACTGGAGGAACGCCGCCCGGCTAGAGCTGTCGCCACGCAGTAAGGCGTCAACACTATGCTTGGCGTAAAGCTGCCGCTTTTCACGGGGCAGCAGTAGTTTCCTGTGGATTTCCTGTTCCCAACGGACGAGCCATGGCGTCAGGGTGACGATCACGAAATTCAGGAATTGTTGCTCGACATTGGAAAACGTGGACCGCTCATGGTCTTGGACCATGCTGGGCGGTACGTTGAACCAGCGGCAGATTTCCTCAACGCTGAATCGACGCGATTCAAGGAATTGGGCCTCTTCCGGCGCGAAACTCAGTTTTTCGACCCCCATGCCTTCCTCGAGAATGACGGTACTGTTGCCCTTTTCAGCACCACCGTAGGCAGAATCCCACGACGCCTTGAATGTCTTGTGGGCCTCTTCGTCCATCGTCTGCGGATGTTTCAGGATGATAGATGGCTTGGCTGAATTCCCAAATAGGCTCGCGCCATACTTCTCGCTTGCCTTTGCCAGTCCGATCGTCTCTTTTGCCATCCTGATTGGCGTGTAGCCGACCAAACCATCGAACGACAGGCCGGGGATGTGCAGCATGTTCTCTGACGAGATCGTGGCCGTGATCTGCTTAGACTTCGGATCTTCCTTGATGTCGTACACAATAGCACCGGCGTCTGTGCGTCGAACGGCCACACAATCCGGCCGCTTCAGCCATAGTTCCAACGGCCGGCCTGCACGGTCGCGGATGATCTCAGCAAAGCTGTTGCCCCAGGTGAGCAGATGCTGCTGCATCGTCTCGCGCAGCGTCATCGCTGTCATTTCGCCGTTAGGCTCATACGCCAGAATCTGATACAGCGGATGATCGGTGAGCTGCTGCCGGCCACGTTCTAAACGGCGATATATGCCCAACGGTAACGATGCCACGCCCTCAGATATCACACGAACGCACGCCCATACGGCCGCTACGTTGAGTGCTGTGGTCTCATCGACAGACTGACCCGATACGGTCTTCTCGCCACCCAAGGCCGTCACGAGCCATTGAGACGCGGCTGAGAGCGCTCTGCGGTCGAGCCATCGAGATACGGGCGCCAATGGGTTCCAGTTCATGCCAATTCACCATGGATAATGCGGCATGATCCGCACCGTTTGTTTCCGCGTTATACGCACAGCTTTCACAACTGACTGAATCTTCCGGTTCCTATACGACCTAAAGAATCGGTAGTAAAACCTGACTTTCTGAAACGTCGTCATACCGTGAGAACCCCACGCTTAGAGTAGACGGACACGCCGTCTGAGCCATCCCAGACAGCCGCACGGCCCAGGGCCATGATCAACGCCACAATGCCGTCGATCTTCTCAGAGGATCGGGCCTTGTTGGGTTTGATATTGGCCGCAGCATCAGTATCCGCCGCCACGTTTGATGCCATCCAGCGGAGCACCGGGTTGCCATCGTGGCGGATGGTGCCGGCGACGACGAGCTTTTCGAGTTCCTTCGAGGGCGACGACATACTCGCAAATCCCTGGCCAAAGGGAACGATCTCGAAGCCGTCTCCGGCCAGTTGGGTCTGAAGCTGAGTCGAGTTCCAGCGATCGATAGCGATCTCGCGGATGTTGAATGTGGTCTGCAAGTCGTTGATGTCCGCCCGGATCACGTCGTAATCGGCCACATTGCCCTCAGTCGTCTTGATCAGACCAGCCCTGACCCATTCGGTGTACGGGACACGGTCGCGGCGGCTGCGTTCGACCATGCTCTCGCGGGGCAGCCAGAAGTAAGGCAACACCGTATAGCCGTCGTCACTAGGGAACAGCAGTACCAGGGCCGTCAGATCACGGGTGGACGCCAGATCGAGCCCAGCGAAGCACACCTGCCCCGCCACCTCGCCAGGCGAGAAGTCGGCCTGGCAGGCGTCCCACTTGTCTAGGGGTAGCCACCGTTCGGCCTGCTCGGTCCACTGGTTCAAATGCAGCTGTCGGAACGTGTTTTCCAGCCGCGGCAGCTCTTGGGCCTTGCGGCATTCCTCCTCCAAGTAGCCCATCTTCATGCTAACCCCGAGATTCGGGTTGGCCTTGCGCCACGTCGCCACATCCGCCCAATCGTCATCGGTATCAGCCCCGTAGATCACAGGCAATAGCGTAGGGTCATCTATGATGCCGTCCCGGACCTTCAGCGCATAGTCCCACTCGGCATAGCAGATGCTGTTGCGATCCCACCCGGCCGTGGTGATCGCTATGGTCAGCGGCTGGCGCCGGGCCCCCGTGCTCGTTCGCATTACCTCCCAGAAATCCGGTGTCTTCTGTGCGTGCAACTCATCGAAGATGATGGCATGGGCGTTGACGCCGTGAGCCGTATAGGCTTCGGACGACATGGCGCGGATGAAAGACCCGGTGCTCTCGCTGACGATCCGATTTTGGTACGGTTTCGCCAGGCTCGCCAGCCTCGGGCTCCTTGCCATCATCTGCCGAGCAATATCGAACACAATGCCCGCCTGATTGCGATCGGCCGCACAGCAGTAGACCTCGGCCCCAGGTTCCTGGTCGGCCAGCATGCAATACAGGGCAATGCCTGCACACACGGTTGTCTTGCCCTGTTTGCGCGGCACGGCGACGAATGCCTTGCGATATTGCCTGATGCCATGGTCATCCACAGTGGCGAATAACTTGACCAGGAAGTCACGCTGCCATTCGGCCAACTTGAACGGCTGGCCAGCCCACTCGCCCTTCACGTGGACAAGGCATGTCTCGAAAAACGAGACGACGCGAGCGGCCAGATTCTTGTCAACGTGCGACACTTATCCAACCTTTGTACCGAGGTCCGCAAACGGGTCCGCGTCGGCCTCTTTCGGCTCCGCAACCTTGATCCGTGCTCGGGCCGATGGGGTCAGGCCGAACTCTTGGGCGAACCGCAAGAGTGTCGCCCTTGATTCAGCGAGAACCTGCACCATCGGATGCTGATGCTTGGCCCCGCTGTTACTCGTGTACCACTTTCCATCCTTACGTACCGCCTTGACCGCCGCGAAGTAGTCCGCCCATGTCTCGCAGTACGTCGCAAGCACTGCACGGTCAATCCTTGCCAAGATGCCGAGCTTCAACAGTTCTGGCACGAGCCGCCGCCATTCGGCCCTCGCCTCACGCGAGAGCCACGTAGGCATGCGGGGGGCCGTCACATTGGGCTGGGGCTCATCCCTTCGGTTTTCCAACTCTCGACTACCGCGCAGTCGCAGAATCGGGCTCGGTGTAGGCTTCGGTCCTCGGCGTCCCATAGTCAAATAGCCTTTCGGGCTGGAAACTGCCGCAAAAAAACGCGACGG